TGCTCAATGGGCGTGAACAGCAGGTTTTCCAGCGACTTCCAGGCTGGGTCGTTTATGTCGGTGATAGCCTTATCAACGGATATCTCACCCCAATAAACCAGCCATGCCTCTTCCTCATACCCCATAGCCCAGATGCGTATAGCAAACCTGCCGGCCAGCTGCACGTCGACGCCGGCCACTAAGACCAAGCCACCCCCGACTGCCGTTAGCTCTTTGTAGTCTTCGCCGCGTTTATCCATCTCTTCCAGGTCCGGGCCACCCTGATCATATTCATAGGGCCTGCCAAGCTTGGAGTTGATGAATACAATCCTGCTGGACTGGTCGCCCTTGGCCGCTTCGTTATCGGCCTTGATGTCATCCTGCGCGACCTCCACTAGCGTGATGCCGGGTAACCCTGCTGCGTAAAGCTCGTTGAGCTCTTTGAAGCTTTCTATGCCGCCGGTGTTTTCAACCGTGGGTACCCAGCCGCAGAATTCATCGCCAGCGGCCTTGGCGGCTTTCGCGGTATTGAGCGTGTTTTGATAGCGTTGCCAGTCATCCCAGATGCTGCCGCAATGCGGGCAACAATAAACAGCCGTCTCGGGTAGCTGCAGCCCATACACCGGATGAGGGATCGCTGTTTCATCGGCCTCTTGCCAACTAACATGCTCCCAATCCAATACATGAAGATCGCCACAATCATGGCAGCGCACTGGCAACACGCGCTGCGTGCCCTGCTCGGTATATTCTTCAACACGAGATACACCCTTAACCGCCGGTGTGCCACCGATTATCAACTTACTATTGCGCTGACGCTTAAGACGCTCTTTTGCGAGCTCTATGGCGTCGCCCTGGTCCTTTACATTTTCCGAGGTGTCGTCTGGCTCCTCAACGAAGACCACTGGCGCCGGCGTGGACTTTACGTTGCCAGGGCTGTTTGACCCGACTATCTTGATAAAGCCGTTCACAAAAGATTTGTACAGAGCCCGGTTGCCATCCTTGCGGGTTTTCAGGTTAATCTTCCGGCTCAGCGCCGGAGTTGCCTTGATGGTCGGGGCAAACTTTTCATCATTAAAGGCTCGGCCATCGCCCTCCTTCGGAAACAACCCCAGCATGCCGGATGGCTCGCGATCGATGCGCTTCCCCATATATCCGATAAGGGCAAAGGTCCAGCCGACCTGCGCAGCCTTCATCACCACCACGGTGTGAATACTGGGCGCATCGAGCGCGTAAAGAATGCCCCATAGGTGCGGTACCAGGTCAGGGTTATAGGGCCCATAGGTACTGCCACTTTCTCTGGGGAGGTAGTACTCCTCCCGCATCCAGTCCAGCGTTGCTATTTTTTCCGGCAGCAGCCATTGAGTGACCAGCCGCTTGGTGAGCGCATTAAGTGTCTGGCTTGTCAGTTGACGCAAGTTGTCGCTCATCGGCGGCATCTGCGTCATCTGCGTCATCATCGCTGCATTCGTCGATTGCATCATCCTGTGAACCCGTTAACAGTGGTGCTCGCGATACGTTTCTCAGGGCTGCGGCAGCCACGGTGTCTACCTGTTCCTGCGGAACAGTGATGCCATGTTCGCTTTCTATGGCTTGTGCAAAATTCTCAAGTGCCGAGCAAAATCCCGATTGAGATGAAGCTATCCAGTTCATCAGCAGCTGCTCGACCTCATCCAATGGCAGCAAGGTGCCCGCCTCTTTATGAAGCTGCAGCTCCTTAAGCAAGGCATTGTTCAGCGCTTCTTGTGTGCGCGCCTTGGTCAGCGCGCCCTGTTCGTCACCGCCACGACCAGCGGCCTGTTCGCGAATCCAGGGTATGTATGACTCGCGGTTATCGTCCAGCGTGCCATTCGGATCAAGGACGCCACGGGACTGCAGGTCTCGCACGTTGCGATCTGACATGCAGAGGTGCCGTGCAATCTCCAGCTGTGTTGGTTTTTCCGACATTCGCGTTATCTCGTTGCGCAGATAATTAACGAAGGCCTTAACCAGCCCAATGAGCGGGAACTGGTTCGGGCCTACGCGCGGCACGATGCCATCGCTGGCCAGGCGGTTAACTTCCTTGGGCGTTATGCCGAGCAACTGCGCGGCGATGTCTGCGTTAATTATTCCTTCTGCCATATCAGGCTGCCTCTCGCTCTTCAGCGAGACTGTCAAAACTGCTGCCGCTACCTTCGAGCGTGGCCTGGTGCCCGGTGAATTCCTGCCAGCGGCGAATAATGACGTCGCAGTACTTCGGGTCCAGCTCGAGCAGCGCGGCGCGGCGCTGCGTCTTCTCGCAGGCAATCAACGTGGATCCGCTGCCGCCGAACAAATCCAGCACCAGGTTGCCGAGCGTGCTGCTGTTTTTCAGCATGCGAATAATCAGCGCCACCGGCTTCATGGTCGGGTGATCGCCGTTGCGCTTGGGCTTCGGCTCCCGAATGACTGACGTTGTTGTCAGCTCACGGATCCGCTTGACCAGCGCGACTAGCTCTGCCTGGACCATGTATTCCGGATCCACTTCGTCATCGATGACGGTTGATTTATTAAACTCGCCATACCAGTTATGGGCGGCGCCGGGCTTCCATCCATATAGAATGGGCTCATGCTGCCACTGGTAGTCCTGCCGGCTCATGGTGAACTGGTTTTTCACCCAGACAAGACACTGCTTAAGCATGTAACCAGCGCCTGTCATAGCTTCGCGAAAGTTGCGACCTTCACCATCAGCATGAGCAATGTAGATCGCGCCGCCGTCTTTGGTGTTTTTGCAGGCTGCTGTGAACGCATCAGTCAGAAACTGACAAAATTCCTCTCCGGACATTTTGTCGTTCATGATCTTTTTGCCATCGGCGCCTTCGTAGTCCACGTTGTACGGTGGATCCGTCCAGACCAGATCGGCCAGACCATTGCCCAGCGCACGTTCAACATCCTGCGGGCTGGTCGAGTCGCCGCACAACAGACGATGCCGGCCAAGCTGCCACAGGTCACCGGCCCGGGTGACCACGGATTCGTCATCACCAAGCTCAGGCACATCGTCCGGATCAGTGAGGCCTTCGCCAACTTCATCCAGCAGGATGCCGGCCAACTCTTTGTCGTCAAATCCAAGCAAACCCATGCTGAAGTCTGCTGTTATCAGAGCGTTGAGCTCATGTGCCAACGCGGCCTCATCCCAGCCGGCGTTCATGGCCAGGCGGTTATCGGCGATGACGTAGGCGCGCTTTTGTTGCTCTGTCAGGTGCGCGATCTCGATGACCGGCACCTGGTCAAGCCCCACCTGCTGCGCGGCCATCACCCGGCCATGGCCAGCGATAATGCCGTTTTCGCCGTCCACCAACACCGGGTTGGTGAAACCAAACTCGCGGATCGATGCGGCCAGCTGCGCCACCTGCTCATCCGAGTGGGTGCGCGAATTATGGGCGTAGGGTATCAATGCCTGGACATCACGGTATTCGACGCGCAAGCGCCAACCCTGACCATCCAGATCAGTCGTTATTTCTGTCACAAGTGAGCCTTTTAGATTCGTGGTAGACTCTCCCTGCTGTGTACACGGCGGGAGGCCTTGCTTGGCTCACAGTGGTATAGCACTGTGGTTCAGGGTCCGGCGGGCAGTTACAGCTGCCCGCTGGTCGCCTTCCTTACTTAATCACTGATAAATTCCAGAACCAGCGGCACATCATCATCTTCATGAACCCAGACGATGCCGTTAGTGTTCACACCATCGAACAGAATGATGGACGCGTTGTATTCTGCCTCGACAATATTCTGCCCGCCGAGATCAAAGGTAATGCGGCCATTGGCGACATCGCTGACATCAAACAGGCCTGCATGGTCAACGCTGTTATAGGACTCGCCCGCAACATTAACCTGCACCTTGGTCATGGCGGCCAGATTAACGACAGCGCCATCATCTTGAAACTCGACGGTAAAGGTGTTGTTTCGTCCCGTATAAATTGTCGCCTTCAATGACATTAGGCCGGATCCGCAAACTCGATATCCCAGGCGGGAAAGTTCACCGTATTGCCAGCCGTTAGGGCCTGTGGCGTACACGTTGTCACATAAAGTAGTCGCGTGGCATCAACCAGGGCAATATGGTTCCCGGTTCCGCTAGCGTCCACCGCCTCGCCAGCCTTGGCAGCAACTGTCACCTTTCGCCCAGACGTGTCGCCATCCGCTTTGGTGTAGTCAGTGTTGGGGGTCATCACCGCATCACCAAGCGCATACGTGGAAACGGCTTCGGCCCTCGTCAGAGGCTCTGCGCTGCAGACAATCTGAAGATCGGCTTGATCAATCACATCAGCAGGCGCATCGAGAACATCGTTGTGTGTACTTTTTCCCATATCAAATCTCCGTCGATGTGGCTGTTACTTTCGAGCTATCCACGTCCAGCGTGACTGGTTTTGTGGCAGGTTGGTTGTCTTCCCCCGTGTCCAGGTTCTTCGCCCACCCATTTTCTACCCAGTTATTGCCAAGCGGGTCTGGAACGGTCGACACATCACCTTCTTCCAGCGAGTAATGTCGATCGCCGTAACTGTCTCTAATCTTTCCTTTCGCCTCTACTCTCATGTCAACCTCGTTATCTAATGCAGGGTAATTAGTCGGGTACTTTCTACAACATCAACGCCGCGAGTCTCTGGAACCACTACTAAAACACGCTCGCTCTGAATCAATACAAAGCCGCGATTTTTGGGCATCGCAATAACGCCGGCCCCGCCCAGCGTCACCTGTTCAGCCAGGTGGGCATGGAGCGCATCTGACACAATCAGGATATGCTCCTGTGTCAACGCAACATGATCACTAACCACAGAGTGGGCGGCTTTAATAATGTCGAGAATCTGGTTCGCCGTGAGAGCCGGGCTCTCTGCGGCGTGCCCATGCGATGCATCATTGACAGCTAATATCAGGGCGGTATTTATGTCGACGTTGTCGCCAGTATGCGCATGCGAAGCATCACTTACGACCAAGACGTGTGCCTGCGTCAGCGTGACGGGATCCGCAACATGGCCGTGGTTAGCATCAGCGACAGACAGTACATGCGCCTGAGTCAGTGTTACAAGATCCGCAACATGGCTGTGACCAGCATCGGCAACAGACAGCACATAAGCCCAGGTCAGCGTGACGGGGTCCGCAATATGGCCGTGACTGGCGTCAGCAACAGACAACACGTGTGCCTGCGTCAGCGCAACAGGATCCGCAACATGGCCGTGGCCAGCGTCGGCGACAGACAGTACATGCGCCTGCGTCAGCGCTATAGGATCCGCAACATGGCCGTGGCCAGCGTCGGCGACAGACAACACGTGCGCCTGCGTCAGAGCTATAGGATCCGCAACATGGCCGTGACCAGCATCGGCAACAGACAGTACATGTTCCTGCGTTAATGCAACATTGTCGGTGCCATGGCCATGAGCAGAACTACTGACAACCAACGTTACTGCCTGGCTTTCGCGGCGCCTGCGCCCTGCCGTCCTTCTGCGACGGGCTGCCATTGTTAATCCTTAACGAACTTGCAGCGGTAGTCCGGGGCCGCGCTCAGCGCGTTGGCCAACGTCACAACTTTTGATGTTGTATTGTAGCTTGATATATAGGCCGTCTCGCCCGCCACATTACAGTTTGCGTCCTGAGCAGGAAGGTCAGACTGCGGTGGAAACTTGATAAAGGAAAACTCACTGGCCACGATGTTGTTGGTAAATGGCAGGTCAGTATCAAAAATGGTGTCAGTGGGGTTCTGATCACCGCCGTCATTTGTGAGGTCAAGAACGTTAAAAACCGTGT